TAATGACCTAGTTGCAAGTGTCAAATCAATTTTAAATCTATCAGCACCTGGTGCTTGATAGTTTGAAGCATCTTGTGCTGGATCAAGTAATGAAGTGTCGCTTGTTGATTTAATTAAAGATTCGGTAATTTCAAAACCAATTCTCGCATTGGCAGTTGTATTAGAATATTTTGATGTAGCAATAGTTTGTTGGTCATTTTTAACAAAGAAACCATCGTAGTAATACACACCCTCGGTGACAGAGAATATTTGACCTGTGCCTACTCCAGATGTAGAAATGTTTGCCGCTGATGGTGTTGATTCGTAGGTGAGAATAGTGTCACCGGAAACAAACGCATCACCATAAAGTTGTTTAACTAAAAGAGTTTTTGGATCACCGGTGCCCGCATCAGCATCATAAACTTTAATGACTTCTGCTCTCTTTGTTGGTGTAGAAATATTATCAACAATTGTTGCACCAACAAAAGTTGTTGTGTTTACAGTTGCACCACTATATGTGGAATCTAATTTTAGATATGTACAATCTTGAAGATATGTTGTACCACCGGTGACTACTGAACCATTTTTGAAAACATGATTGCTAAATCTTTCAATTTGTTTTTGAAGGATTGTTTGTGCTTGAGTTAGTTCACGAGCTTGAACTGCGTATCCAGGTTTGAATAATACACGAAGAAATTTCTTATCTTCATCATAATCATCATAATATGGATCCACATTGAAATTAGTATTGATACTCATTTATTTCCTCTAAAATCTAACCGCAATTTTGATATTTTCTGCTTGGCCATCTTCTCTTTGTGTCTTTGTAATATTTTCAACATATAAAATGTCACCAGTATATGGTTGAAATTCTGGAGTTGTTTTAGAAATAACAATTCTTGATACACCAGAACTTCCGCCAACTAATGGCAAACCGATTGTAGCGGTACCTCTTATTTTAGTCAATCTAACTTCACTAGAACTTTGAAAATTCAAATAACCATAAAAATTTGCATCAGTAGAAGAATTTCCCTGATACACATATTCGTCTAAGGTGTAACTTGCGCCTGCAACTAGTCCCAAGTTTGTAGTCTGTGAGATTACAGAATTAGCGGTTGATTGCGTTACTGTAGAAGTATTCCCGTATTTATGCGGATCAGATAACAACCCATACTGTCTGAACGATGTATTTGAAGAAATTAATCCACCCTCCGTACTATCTATTTCACCAACCCTGACAGCAAACAATACATTTGAAGCATCTAATTCCTTTGCAGGATTGTATGCATGCCCATACTTTGGTGGAATAATAACTCTGCCATTGGCACCTGTACCAGAACCATAGATAAAAACATTTGCTCTTGAGTAACCAGTACCAATTGTTGTAATTGTAACTTTTGATATATTTGCGTTTGCAGAAGAAACACCAGATGTTGTATTTGACAATGTTGCAGAAGCAGCAACACCCGTACCATCACCATCAACATAAACTCTAGTAGATATTGTTAAATTGCCTGTATTACCACCACCAGAGGCTGTTGTGGAAGAAGATAATGTAATTACTCCGGTTGCATTTGCAGTTGCAGTAATATATGAACCAGACGGAATGCCTGTTCCAGAAACAGACATGTTTGCAAGGTTCGCAACAGTTGAAATCTGAAACACACTTAAAACTCTGGCAGTATTTGCGAACTGAAATGTTGTTTGACCAGAAGTATATGCGGCAACTACAATATTTGATGCCTCTCTGTAATTTGTTCCATTTGCAGTAACAATAATTCTTGTCAATTCACCGTCAACAACACCAGTATCATTTACATTATAGTCTAGCTGATTGGTTGACATTGGTGTGGGAATCCAATCAGTAGTCAAAAACTTATTTGATGGTTTAACATTGTACATGTATTTCCACAAATATCCATCAGCAGTTGCAATATTACCATTTGAAGTTGTATAGTCACCTGATGGTTCTACAGTAGAATTTGCTGATGAGTTATTAGACACACATTTATAGACATTTCTAGCAGTTGTAATAACATACATTGCTTTCAAATTTTGTGTCGTATTTGCAGTCAACAAAGTGTCAGCATCAATAGTATCATCAAAGTTTCTGTATTTTGTATTGCCTGTCCAATTAACTCTTGGAACAACAAGTTCAATGTCATTAGCAGTTACTTTTTTAGCTGCATAGATGTTATCCCAAACCTTTTTTTCTGTGCTGATTGTATCAACAATAGAATCAGGTGATGATTCATTTGCATATGGAACATGATTGCCAACAAACACATATAAAACTGGATCGGAATTGCTTGAGTTATAAACAACATTCCGCCAAATTTCTGCGTTATTGTAACCTAATTTTTTCTTTATAATTGATGGCATAGTCTTTATTTATGTCAGTATAATAACGGATTGTGCATTTGCACTGGTTGTAAATGCAGAAGAAACTGAAAGGTTTGTATTACTTATGATGGTCGATACGGTGCGAATTATTCCGTTAACGGCAATATTTGAACCAATAGTTAATGTGCCTTTTGTGTTTGCAACATTGAATTTTGTGTTCAAACCAGTAACATAGATTGAACCGTTCGCAACATTAATTCTTCCAGAAATTGTGTTAGCAGAAGTTGTGGAAATATTAATTGTATTTGCGGTGAAAGAAACATATTCATTCAAATCTGAATAATTTACAAAACCAGCAGGATGCAATAGTTGTTTTAATATTTTTTTGTATTTTTTAAATTCTGTCGCTGATGCTGTTATATAAGAATAGTCAACATAATAATTTCTACCCTGTAACTTTCTTTCTGAAGTGGAAAGAATAGAATCTGAGGTTGTCCATCTTCCTGGTAATCCAAGATATACATCTTCAATTGTTGCAGATGCAGTTGCTGTACCACTACCAGACCCTGTCAAATCTACTTGTGGAATATATTCGTAACCGGAACCACCACTTACAACTTTTATGGAAATAATTTGACCAGGTTGTGTATTTCCAATAAATGGTGTAATCGATTCACCATCGCCCATTAACGCAGAGATTTGTATATTTGCACCAGTTGCACCAGCGTTTGCAGAAGATACAGTTATTGCTGGAAAGTTACCTTGAGTGTATCCTTGACCACCAGTAAAGAAATCACCATATTTACCAATTTTTTTAGCTGTTGTTGCAGAAGTCCAATTAACATTCACATTCGCAGTTGTCGCACTTGAAATTGAATTGATATATCTGGATTGATTGTTGATTATAATTCTATCACCAACTCTGATTTCTGTACCAAATTGTGTTCCTGTACCAACAATGAATGGGCTGTTATTGATTACATTTGCTGTACCAGAAACTCTTGATGGTTGAATTTCAATTTGAGTAATTGCACCGGTTGCACTAACTGCTTTAACCGCTGCAGCTGCGCCTGTGCCAAATGTTCCAGGCGGATTTGAACCAAATGTAATCTCATCACCAACTTGATAGAATTGACCACCATTATTAATTTTTATTCTACCTACTGACCTAAAATCTTTAATACTGTATGTAGTTGTACCAGCAGTAAATGTTGGTGCATTGGCATCTAATGTTGGAGATATTGCAGTTGAAGTATTTGAGAATAGAACAATGACATTGGTTATTGGACCTAAATTCGAAATCGTCAGAAAACTCAATGCATCGGCAATAACAGTTGAAACATTTTCGCCAGCAGTAATTATTGTTGACGGAAAACCATAGTTAGCTGCAGAAATTAAAGTATTTGCATATGTTGATATAACATCATTTGAAACAGTAAATGTATCTAAAGTTGAATTGGCAACTCCAGTTGTATCTACACCATCAACAGCTAGGTCGAGTGAAAATGGACTAATTCCAGAAACTGCAATATCACCATTAAGTTCGAATCCTGCGCCACCATAATTTACAACGATGCCATCGATGTAACCCTCAACAATATCATCAACAATAGCAGTTGCATCTTCTGTTGCACCACCGCCAGTAACAATAACAATATCACCAACATTGTAACTTGCACCACCGTTAACTACATTAATTTTGTTAACAATTGAAAATGTATCTGCTCTAAGTGTTATTAAACCGCCATTATCATCTATAACTGTCGCTTCAACTTCCTCACCACCAGAAAATGTTCCAATCAATGTTTTATCATTGATGAATAACTCAAATGGAAAACCAAGATTCAATCGGTCGGTAATAATCCGTTTTACCGACCTCTCAACCAATGCCGTTGCACCTGATGTTTTACCAGTAACTTTTCTATCTTTCAATAGTGCAACATCAAAATTAGTATAAACAACTTTGACTTCTGAATTTGCAACCGGTGCAGTATTGAAAACTAATTTTTTTGATTCTTTTCTTATGTAGTAATCGGTTGCATATGTTTTAAGAACACTATTAACATAAACTAATGCTTCATCAGTATTAACTTGTTGTGCCAATAAAAATGTAGTATTGCCTGTTGCCGTGTACACACTACGAACATCAGTTTCAATTCTTAAAATGTTGTCTACTGTCCACTTACCATCAGAAGCTTTTAATACATTATTTTTTGGTAAAATAATATCAACTTCATCATTAAACAACATTCTGAATAGAAGTTTAAATGACTTTTCATTACCTTTTGCTAGGTAAAGTGGAAGAACATTTTTGATTAATAATGCTTTATCTACCTGAGAATCTTTTGGTAAATAAGAAGCATAAGTGTTTAAAAATTGCTCTTCAAAGTCTTCAATAGAAATATCAACATCAGATATATCTTTAAGTTCTTTTGCTTTGGTAAGCAAATCATTCTTTTTCGTACCTTGTTTATTCTCAAGGAATTCGTAATACGCTTCTAAAAAAGAAATGAAAACAGGATATTCTTCCCGAACAAATTCAGGAACTTGTCTGTTTATTAATAAAGAAACTTTATTATCAGACATTAGATTTCGACTAGTTCAGTTGTTATTGAAGTTGGATCTGTATCGTCTAATGTGATAATTGTATTTCTAAATGATTTAACAATACCTTTTTCAGATTCAATAGTTAGTCTCACTAAATTATCAAATGTTGCCAAAGAAATAATGTTTAAATTAGTTAATGTTACCAAACCAGTATCATAGTTGATTGAACCAATATTTGAATTTACAACTTGTCTTTCTGCATTATCATCAAAATAAACAAGTCTTAGTGTACCATATCTTCCATCTAATACAGCAGTCGCAACACCACCATAACCATTGCCACCTGAAATCGTAATGATAGCACGACTATAATTAATTCCTCTATTAGTGATTGCAATAGATTGAATTCTTCCATTGACAATCACAGCAGAAGCAGTTGCGCCAACACCATCACCAGTAATAGTAACAGTAGGTGCTGTTGTGTAACCAGATCCAGGATTAATTACTTGTATATCAGAAATACCTGTATATGATTCTGGAATTTCTTCAATGATAACATTCCGTAAAGTTTCAACATCATCGTAAACATCAAAATTTGATGATACCATTTTATTTGTTGTCGTACCACGATGTAACGGTGCATTAAATTCTATCTGATATGTAGATGCCGAACTCAACGATGGTTCAAATCTTTTTTGTAATCTTAATATTGTTTCGGATCCAGTAATTGTATTTAAATCTACCGAGTCAATATAGTCTTGCATTTTTGACAAAACAAAAGTAGAAGCAAATTTGTTTAAAAAAATATCTTTATAATTTATAATTGAGTTTTTAATAGCATCTTTTATTGCTACAGAATTTGAAGTTGTTTTTGTTTTATCGTATTGTACATAATTTTCAACTAAAATGTACAAATATTTTGGATCAACAATTTCAGTAGACACAGCAACAATAGATTTTGGTTTAATAATTTCATCAATAATTCTTTGTTTCTCTGTCTCTGTGATAAAATAGTTTTCTTTTGGTTTTAATGAAACAAAAACTTTACCATATACTGGTGGTGTCTCATCTTCACCACCCCATACTGACAATGAATCAATATTTGGATAACTTCTCTTTAAGAATGTTTCATAATCTTTGAATGTAACAAGTCTATTTTGTGTTGAAAATTGTGCTGCAGCTCCAAATTTAATTGAGTCGATTGATTCTCTTATCGAACCACCGGCAGCAACAGTAACAGTAGTTACTGTAATATTTGTTAATCCATTAATTGTAGAATTTGGAACAAAAGCAGCAGCTTTATTAGCAGCAGCACCACTTGTTATCAGATATGATACTGAAATTATAGAACCATCATCTAATGCTTTTCCTAAAACACCATCACCAAATGATAATTGAAATTGGCCATTTTTTCCTTCTTGTAGGAAATATACTGTTGAAGCTGAATTGATTTCTAAAATATCTGTTACGGCAGTATACACTTGAGTTAATGTATTGCCAGAATTTGGAACAACTGAAACTTTAATTGTTGTTGTATCAATGCCAGAATCTGGTAGAGTAAATGTTCTTTTTGGATTTGAATTTTGATTATAGGTGAACGAATATGTTGGTAAAGTACCTTCATAAATTTTTACACTATCATAGTAAAATACTGTTCCTGATTTTGTCGCAGTTACATCTTCCAACATGACAAAACTATAAGATTGTGTATCAATTAAAGAAGAGCTGAATGTTGTGCCTCTTGGAATAGTAACAACATCTGATGTTGTATTAGAAGTTTCAATAGTTATATTAATTAGTGCTTCTGGTGCAGTAATTGATTGTGGAGTATAACCTAAAGTTTTTGCGTGGGAGACAACAGAGTCTCTTAAAATGGCAGTATCTAAAAATGACTCATTGGCAACCATATTCAAGTAGTATGAATTATAGTGGGTGTTATAAGCAAGAATATCCAACAGAACAGAAAGTCCAGCACCTTCAAAATCATAGTCTTGAAATGTGTTTTGTTGTTGTAAATAACTTTTTAGATTTTGCTTGATTTGGTCAAAATCAAGGTCTGAAATATTTAAACGAGCGTTAGCCATCTTTATCTAATCCGTTCTAGGAAGAAATTAATTGTTATTGGTGTTGTTCTATTGACAACATAGAATTCCATATAGACTTTAAATCCGTTATTGTCATAGTCCGGAGAAACATTCAACCTAGATATGTTTGCCCTTGGTTCATAATTACTAATAGTCTGTTGAATTTCTTTTTCCAATGTTGTTGCAGTAATGGTATCCATGTTTTCAAACAAAAGACGGCGAACATTACTACCAATGTCTGGTTGAAAAGGTCGTTCATAGTGATTTGTCAAAATGAGATTCTTAATAGAATTCACCACCGCTGTTTCATTCGTGTAGCGGTTGATATCTTTTTTGACAGGATGTATAGTGAAATTTAAGTCCAAATCACTATAAGCTGCGACTATGTTTGTGGTTGCGGTTGCCATCTTCTATTTATGAGTTAATCCTGGTTAAAAGCTTGCTGGTTCCGGTGTAATCATTAAGTAAAGCCGTTTCTGATGAACCCATATTTGTAAATTGTTTAGTTTTATTATAGTCGGAAAGCATTGTTTTCATATTGGTAAAAAATGTTTCATCATGAGTTCTTCTAGTGTCCATAAAAGTAATTGCTTGATTAATTGAAGTATTGATTGTATTAGCTTGCGTTAGAGTCAAACTTGATTCTGCATTTGGAGTAAATGTTATACTAGAATTTATTGTATTTGCATATGTTGAAATTGCATTATAATATACATTCATTTCTGGACCAGTAAATAAACTTGTCTGTGATCCATTTAAGATTGCGGTATTACTAATACCATCAGTTTGATATATGATGTATGTTAAAATTTTACTAGTGCCTTTAATAGTATCTCTGAATGGTTTTGTTGATGAGAGAACGGCATCAGAAGTATTTCCTGCAAACGCATCACTTAAATTAATTGCACCAGAAACTCTAT